AAAGCAACTAAATTATCTACATGATTAGAACCTCCTCTTTCTAAACGTATCGTATGATCTACTTCAAACCAAGCGGGTAATTGTTTTTTACAATCTCCACATGTCCAATTCTGTCTTGCTGCTACAAATTTCTTTTTTGTTTCACTTACTGAACGTTTTGTGGATTTTTTTCCAGAATTCATCAATTTGGATTCTGCGTTTGATTGATAATTCGGCATTGGTATCACTGGATAGTTATATTCATCGTAACCATTACTTTCACTGAAATTCTGTTTCGATGTAAAATCCAATATAGGTGAGATAAAATTCGACGTATTTCTATCAATTGGTAAATATTTGATATAATCATTTGTAGTGGATACTATTTCACGAGCTCTCAATGGATTACGTTTTATCAAAATATATAACATAATTGCCACGAATACTACACCTATCATTTGATAATATTTTTTCCATGACATCAATAGTTTCATATATTTTCCATCTGTATAAATATTAGCAATAACGAAAGCTGCTATTATAAAAATGATAATCTCAATTCTCATATGTTTGTTTTTTCTTATATTATCTATATTCTATTGAGAAAGTTATTCATAATAGATATAGATTAAAACGACGAAAATCAAGATAAGTATAGCATGAATATAATGTTTTCGTAAATTTATTTTTTCCGATAAGTAAACTGGTTTTGGTTTGTACTCGGCTCTGTATTTTTCTAAAGCGAGGGGTAATGATATCTCTTCTTTACCTAACAAAACATTGAACTTGTTATGAATAAAATGTACCCATCTAACGAAAGAATCACGATTATCTAAATATGGTGTCACCGGATATTTATCCAAAAATTCACTAAATTTGTCTCCGAATTCAACTACTGGAATAAAAAGCGGCATGTTTTGAATCAAATCATAATATTTCTTTTTTGTAATACTGTTCGGCGTAATAGGGTAAGATTCGGCTATTGTATGTAAAAAAAACCAATAATGCGGTCCCCAAACATCCGGTGTAAAAAAATTTGTTTTAGACAAATCCATTTTTTGATAATATAAATATATAAAGACATGTGACTATAATCAAATAGGATAATCGTATTTAAAATGAATGAAAATTATTGTAATAATTGTGGAAAAATAGGACATTTATATCATCAATGTAAAATGCCAATTACTAGTATTGGTATAATTGTTCATCGCATAAATCATGATAATAAAATAGAATATCTTATGATAAGAAGAAAAGATACTTTAGGATATATAGATTTTATGCGTGGTAAATATTCGATATACAACAAGGATTATATAATTAATATGCTAAAACAAATGACGAATCAAGAAAAGGAAAATATCAAAAACATGTCTTTTGATTCTTTATGGAAATGTATATGGGGTAATGAACATATTTCAAATCAATACAAATCAGAGGAATTGACTTCTAGAGAAAAATTCAATATATTGAAAAAGGGTATTGTAAACAAAAATGATTTTTATAACATCGATATTTTGATTGAATACAGTAATACATTTCCATGTTGGGATGAACCCGAATGGGGATTTCCAAAAGGTCGGCGAAATTATCAAGAAAAAGATTACGATTGTGCTATTCGTGAATTCTGTGAAGAAACCGGATTTAAGAATAATAAATTGAAAAATATTCAAAATATATTACCATTTGAAGAGATATTTACCGGTTCGAATTACAAATCTTATAAACATAAATATTATTTGAATTTTATGAATTATTCGGATACTACAAATATGGATAATTTCGAGAAATCAGAAGTAAGTAAAATGGAATGGAAAACGTATGACGAGTGTATTCTGTCAATAAGGCCCTATAATTTAGAAAAAATAAAATTGATAACGAATATTGATTGTATGTTGAAAACCTATAAAATTTTTAGTTGTTGAAACGTATATAATAATATCTATCAAATATATAGACATTATTAACATTTTCTTATGAAATTTACAACAAGAAAAAATAACGACAAATCAAACCATAATATGAAAAAAGATAATAGAAACACAAAAAAAATACTAGGTGGTAAAATTCAAGGTATTGATACCGCTGAAAAAAAGAAAAAAACTACGGAAAGAGCTATCGAAATAATCAAAGAATTATTGAATGTAGAAAACATGAATTCTATTATTGAAATCAAATCTGGCGACCGAGGTAAAAAAGCTTATATCAATGGAAAACTGGTGAGTGGTCCGGAATTATGTTATGTTCTCGGTGAATTGACTGAAAATGATGATTTTAAATCCAAAGGTGCGGACATGCGTGCTATCGAATATAGAGATATAAAAACCGCAAAATTAGTAGGTATTGATCAAATACTCAATGGCAAAGATGACCGTTTAGGTATTGTTGGAATTATCGAACGTTACAAAAAAGATTATGTTTTGAAATATTTATCGAAACGGGAGATTATCAATAATTCTACTATTTTTTCCAAAATAAATGGTTTATTTGAAGAACTAACTCGACTGTATCCAGCAGATATTGATGTTGATACACCCAATCCATTACTAGATTCTATAATAAATCGTGGCAAATCAGATTGTCCAAATGGTACTAGAAAAAATATTGTTACGGGTAAATGTGAAACTACAAAAACCGAAAAGAATCGATTGAAAATAAGAGATGATATTTTAGATAACACAGGAGAAGAGTTAGTATTACCAAAAAAAATAAAACAAAAGGTGTTATTGAAACCAATCGACAATGTTGTTATCGAGAACCCAGTTATTGTTGAGAAAGTATTAGATGATGTTGTCAGTAGAATAGAACCAGTTGATGATGACTATACAAGAGTAATACAGTTACAAGAAAAAATTATTGAAGTCCCTGAAAATATTGAAATACAAGAAATACCGGAAGAAAAATTAGTTATTCCAGAATTAGAACATGTTGAACAAGAAGAAACCATAGTGGAAAGAATAGATAAAGAACCTATTCCGGATATATCAAATGTAGATGAAACACGAGAAGAACAAAAATTGAATGAAGAGGTTGGTGTTGCTCCAATTGATATTGACTCGAAAGAGTATAATGAATTCCTTTTCAAAAAAGAAAAATTGGAATATGAAAATAGTAAAATTGATAAATCCAATGATTTTTTGTATCCAGTTTTGAATGACCCAGCATTCAATTTGAAAATAGCAAAATTGAAAGAATTCAACGATACTAAATATGACGGAAAAATTTACGATATTCGAGAACGTACCAATTTATTATGTGAAGCCGACTTTGAATTAGTTCCACATCAATTGTTCGTAAAGAATTTTTTGTCATTCCAAACACCATATAATAGTTTGTTGTTATATCATGGATTGGGTACAGGTAAGACCTGTAGTGCCATTGGTATAGCTGAAGAAATGCGCGGATTTATGAAACAAGTTGGGTTGACGCAAAAAATTTTAGTTGTAGCATCGCCCAATGTACAGCAAAATTTCAGATTACAATTATTCGATGAACGTAAATTGAAACTAGAAAATGGATTATGGAATTTGAACACTTGTATTGGTAATAATTTGTTGAAAGAAATCAATCCAACTAGTTTACAAGGAATTCCAAGAGAACGAGTAATCAGTGAAATAAATAGTCTTATTAATCAATATTATAAATTTGTGGGGTATGTTGAATTAGCAAATTATATAAAACGTACTATTAAATTGAATGACAAAACTGAATATTCGGAAAAAGAGGCAAAGAATATTCACAAAAAACTCATCAAAAAATTTTTCAATAATCGTCTAATCATCATAGATGAAGTCCATAATATTCGTCTAGCAGATGATAATAAAAAAAAGAAAACTGCTAGTTTGTTGATGTACGTTGTGAAACATGCTGAAAATATTCGATTATTATTGTTATCTGCTACACCTATGTATAATAATCAAACCGAGATTATATGGCTGACTAATCTGTTGAATTTAGTTGATAAACGCAGTACAATAAAAGAAAGTGATGTTTTCGATTCAAAAGGCGAATTATTGGAAGAAAGAAAAAACAAAAATAATGTTTTGTTGGAAAGTGGTAGAGAACTTTTACAAAGAAAATTAACTGGTTATGTTTCGTATGTTCGTGGTGAAAATCCGTATACATTTCCTTATCGTATTTATCCGGATGTTTTTTCTTCTGAAAATACCATCAAAAAAGAAGCATATCCAAAAATACAAATGAATAAAAAACCGATTGATGCTCCTTTACAATATGTACCTATTTATCTGAGTAAAATTGGTGAATATCAACAAAAAGGTTACGAATTCATAATGAATAATTTAATCAATAAGTCTTTTGATGTAGTTGATAAATTTGGAAAAGAACGTGTTATGCCGTCTTTTGAAAACATGGAATCATTCGGTTATCATTTATTATTAGAACCACTAGAGGCTTTGAATATTGTTTATCCAAGTTCTCAATTAGATAATAAAATGATTGGAGAAGGCGATGATGAAAGAAATAAAGATATTATTAAAAATATGGTAGGTAAAACTGGTCTATCTAATATTATGACATACAAGTCGATTGTATCTAATTATTCACTTCGTTATGATTTTGAATACAAACCCGAAATATTAGAGAACCCAAATCATGGACGTATATTCCAAATGGACAAAATAAATAAATATAGTAATAAAATACATACTGTTTGTCAATCCATTCTGGATTCAACTGGAATTGTTCTCGTTTATTCACAATATATTGATGGTGGAATCGTTCCAATCGCATTGGCATTAGAAGAAATGGGTTTTACTCGATATGGTTTTGCTAGTCATACAAAACCATTATTCAAAACACCTCCTACTGAACCACTCGATGCTTCAACAATGAAACCAAAATCAAAATATTTACAAGAAAATGGAGAACCTACTAAATTCAAACAAGCCAAATATGTAATGATTACCGGGGATAAAGCATTTTCACCCAATAACTTGGCCGATATCAAATATATCACCAATCCTGAGAACAAATATGGTGAAAATGTAAAAGTCGTATTGATTTCTAAGGCTGCTGCTGAAGGAGTTGATTTCAAAAATATTAGACAAGTACATATTATGGAACCATGGTATAACATGAATAGAATCGAACAAATCATAGGAAGAGGTGTTCGTAATTTAAGTCATTGTCAATTACCATTTGAAGAAAGAAATGTCGAAATATTCTTACATTCCACTTTACCCACGAATGATGAAGAACCTGTTGATATGTATGTTTAT